CATACGGCTGAAATGACCATTGAGATCGATCCAATGGGCATGGAGATTGAGCTGCCGATTCACAGCGTTAAACTTAGCCGCCAGAAAGAAATGGGCGAGCTGTGCATTGAGAGCGTTCCGCCTGAAGAGTTCTTCATTAACCGTGACGCTCGCAGCCTTGCCGACGCCTACGTTGTGGCTCACCGCACGGACATGCGCGCTGGCGATTTGATTGCAATGGGCTACGACCCAGACGTGGTGCTTAATCTGGACAGCTTTGAGAGCGGCTCAGACATGACTGAAGCCGAGATATATGAGCGGCGCGGTTACGACATGGATACGTCAGATGAGGACGTGCAAGACCCATCCATGCGCAATGTTGCCGTGACTGAAGCCTATATGCGCATTGACGTTGAAGGCACTGGCGTACCCGTCCTGCACAAAATCACATGCGGCGGCACTGCATACGAAATGCTTGACTTTGAGCCATGCGATGAGCTGCCTTTTGCCAAGTTTGAAATAGACCCGGAGCCACACACATTCTATGGCCGCTCACTGGCCGAGATTGTTATGGATGACCAAGACGCAGCCACATCGGTCCTGCGCTCGATCCTTGATAATGTGGCGATGACAAACAACCCGCGCCTCGGCATCGTTGAGGGTGCAGTCAACATTGATGACGTGCTGAACAACGAAATCGGAGCAATCGTGCGCATGCGTCAAGCTGGCGCTGTGCAGGAGCTTTCTGTCCCATTCACCGCAGGCCAGACACTTGGCGCGCTGACATACCTAGATGGCCTCGTAGAGAGCAAGACAGGCGTTTCCAGAGCCTCAATGGGCCTAGACCCTGATGCAATGCAGTCAACTACAAAGGCCGCTGTGCAGGCTACTGTGCAGGCCGCAGCGGGTCAGGTTGAAGTCATGGTTCGCAACCTTGCCGACGGCATGCGTGACTTATTTGGCATTATGCTGCGCTTGATGAGCAAGAACGTAGACGAAGAGCAAATGATGCGGATGAATGGTACGTTTGTGCCTGTTGATCCACGGGTTTGGGATTCAGGTTTTGACGTTAGCATCAATGTGGGTCTCGGCACTGGCCGTGAGGAAGAGAAGGCGATCGCACTCAACCAAGCGCTGCAAATGCAAACGATGGTTTACCAGAACTACGGGCCGATGAATGGCTTGGTTAGCTTGACCAACATTCGCAACACGCTGGCGGATCAGCTGGCTGTTTCGGGCATACGCAACGCTGACCGTTACTTTGCGCCAATTACACCTGAGATCGAAATGCAAATGTTGCAGATGCAGCAGCAGGCTCAAGCGCAGCAAGGTCAGGCGGCTGATCCAAACGCTGCGTTCTTGCAGGCAGAGCAAATGAAGGCGCAAACGAAGGCTCAGACTGATATGGCCAAGTTGCAGCTTGAAATGCAGAAGGCAGCGGCCAATGACGATCTCAAGCGAGATCAGATGGCGCAAGACCTGCTAGTTGATGCGGCAAAGATTTACGGCGAATACGGCACAGCCGTTGATGTGGCCCGAGTGAAAGCCGAGCAGGATAAAATGCGCATGATCGGCGGCATGGCCCAAGGGGTGCAGCAATGACAACAGAAATACGCATAGAGGCTGAAGAGGCCCGTCGTTTGAAAAACGATACTGCATTTCAGCAGTTCATGCAGGGTGTGCGCGAAAACCAAATGCAGGTTTTCGCAAGCAGTGGGGCGGCTGACGTAGCTGCCCGTGAAGAGGCGCATGCGATGATCCGTGCGCTTAACCAGATCGAAGTGACACTCGACGCTGCACTTGCAGCAGAGGCGCTTTTGGATCGCAAACAAAGGAAGTAGCACCGATGGAATCGACTACCCTAGATGATGCAGTAGAGAGCCTACTCGCACCCTCAGAGGAGACTTCTGAGGACAATAATTTTGACGAAGCTGTGGACGCAATGATTGAGCCTGATGACGATCAGACTGAAGAAATTGAGGTCGCAGACGACGAGCAAGATGACGTTGAGGCATCCAGCGAAGACGAATATGATGATGTCGAAATTGACGACGAAGACCTAGTAGAAGCACCAGCTGAAGACACCAATGTTTTCTCCGTTAAAGTTGACGGCAAGGAAGAACAGTGGACACTGGATCAGTTAAAGCAATCTGCTGCGGGACAAGCGGCAATTAATAAACGGTTCCAAGAAGCTGCCGAGGCGCGTAAGCAAATCGAACAGCAGGCAGCCGTATTGCAACAGCAGCAACAACAAGTCGCTGCTTTGTACCAGCAAGCACAAAATGGTGGTTTGCAAGCTCCAACCCCGCCGACACGCGAGATGTTTGAAAGTGACCCAATCGGGTACATGTAAGAAAAGCTCAAGTATGACGAGGCCAAAGCACAATACGACCAAAATATGTTCCAGCTTCAGAATGTGCAGAAACAGCGCATGCAAGCCCAGCAAGAGGCACACCAGACCTACCTTGCAGAGCAAGCACAAGTGTTGACGCAGTACATCCCTGAGATTGCTGACCCCGAAAAGGGCGAAGCAATAAAAAACGCATTGGTTGATACAGGCGTTTCCTACGGCTTTACGGCTGAGGAGATGCAAAATGTAACCGATGCTAGATATGTGCGGGCATTAAATGATGCGCGCAAATATCGTGAGCTGGTGGCAAAGCGCAAATCAGCGCAGTCCAAGGGTGAAAAAGCCCGGCCTGTGGTGAAGCCCGGTGCAAAGAAGCGTGTTGATAGTAACGCTGCAACTCGTAAAAAAGCGCAACAGCGCTTGCAGAAAACTGGCTCTATGGAAGACGCATTGAGCCTGATCTTAAATCAGTAAGTCTTTGAAAGGACACACTAATGGCACAGCCAACCAACACATTTGATACCTATGATTCCGTGGGTATCCGTGAAGACCTCAGCAATGTTATCCACAACATTTCGCCAGAGGAAACGCCATTTTACAGCAAAGCTGCTAAAAAGGCCGCAAAGAACACTCTTGTAGAGTGGCAAACAGATAGCCTCCGCGCTTCCGCTGCCAATGCTCATATTGAGGGTGACACAACTACTGCCGAAGCTCGCGCAGCAACAACTCGTTTGGGCAACTACACGCAAATCTTCAAAAACGCCGTTGTCGTATCCGACTCCGACGATAATGTTGATAACGCAGGTCGCGCAAAAGAGATTGCATATCAAACACTTAAGATTGCCAAAGAGCAAAAATTGGACATCGAAAAGGCTTTGTTTGCAAACAACGCACGCGCAGCTGGTAACTCCACAACAGCCCGTGAACTTGCTGGCGCACCAGCTTGGTTGACAACAAACACTGTTGCCGGTTCCGGCGGTGCAGACCCAACCGGCGACGGCACAGACGCCCGTACAGACGGCACACAAGCTGCCTTCTCACAAGCCAACTTTGACACTGTTATGCAGTCAATCTGGGTTGCTGGTGGTAAGCCAGACACAGTGTACCTTTCTGCATTCCAAATGAATGTAGCTTTGGGCTTCACTGGTAACAACAACCAGCGTTCCAGCGTACAAGCTGGCGACGAGCGCGTTGTTAAATCCTTGGCAGTATATGTAACCCCTTGGGGAAGCGTAGAATTTATGCCAAGCCGTGAGAACCGTTCGCGTGACGTGTTTGTTATGCAGGACGATATGTGGGAAGTTGCTTCCTTGCGCGGCACAAAGAACGTGGCGTTGGCCAAAACTGGCGACAACACTACTCGCCAAGTTGTGACAGAACTCACACTCTGCGCTAAAAATGAAGCTGCAAACGGCATCATTGCCGACTGTACAACTTCATAATCTAAAAGAATGGGGGCGGGCGACTGCCCCCATTTTACTTTAAGTGGAGAACAATATGACAAAAGCTACAGTAACCGTTGCAAATGTATTTACATCTGCCGGAAAGTTTCTCAAAGGCGACGTGGTTGACCTTCCCGCTGACGAAATAAAAGCAATAAACGAAATACGCGCTGGTGCGCTTGAGGCTGAAAAGAAGCCAATGTTTGCCAAGAAGGCCAAAGCCCCGGCAAGCAAGAAGCGTGCCATTAAAGAAAATGGCGCAATGCGTGCTGACATTTCATCCAACATCAACACCGACAAGGCGTAAGTTAATGATTAATACGTCAACCAAAGTATCTGAAAAGATCACGTTTGATAACGATGACAACATGGTTATCAAGCGCACCTTCGACGCATCGCATATGCTCAAGGATGCAGCGCAAGCCCGTGAGGTTGCGCAAAACAGCTTCGGCTCTGACTACAAGCACGTTGGCAATGTTGACATGGCTTTGCTGGCTGTGTGGCTAAAAGAGGCTGGGGTGGCTTGGACGGATACACAGGCGGTCAAAGATGTGTTAAAACGCAAGCTAGCAAGCAATGAATTTAGCGCCCTTCGGGTATGGGAAGGCAAGTATTGACATGGAAACCGATGCAATGTGGAGCGCACTACTGTCAATCGTCGTCACGGCCATCGGCTTCTGGGTTAAATCTTGGACAGGTGAAATTACTCGCCTGCAAATACTAATTAACCGCACCCGCGAAGAGTACATCACAAAGGCAGACAGCTCCGATCAGATGAACCGCGTGATGACGCGCCTCGACGGCCTTGATGCAAAGATTGACAGGTTGATTGAGCGCAAATGATGCGCCTATTGCCAGCACTTCTGTTGCTCGGCTGCGCGGAGATTAAAGCACCAAGCCCTCTTGTGCTGCCGTCGGTTTGCATGGGGGACGAGCATTGTGAGGCTAGAAAAAATGCAGAAACATTGGCTGCGATGGGCTTTCATGACGCTGGCCTTCGGGTTATGTGTGATGATGCTAACGTCCGAGATGTTCTGGAGGTGGAATGCGAACCAGATGCGCTGCCATATCCCTGATCTTGCTCGGGTCTCTATGCTATGCCCAAGACGGTAGTGTTGAAGGCGACTTCAACAGCAACACCGGAAACAACAACAGTTCCGTTGAAAGCAACAACACTAACGAGACATATCAGAACAACTA